TCCGAGTGCCTCGTACAAAAGGTGCTTTTGCTTTGTGCTTGCGCCTGGAACGGCCTTGTCGATGGCTTCTTTCTTTTTGCGGCTTGCAGAGTTGGCAATCGTCTTGCCGTTCTCGCCCTTGTCACCTACGATACCACGGGCTGCAAAGTATGCCGCATAGTACTGGTCGTAGGTAACGCCCTGTGCGACATACTCGGCTGCCTTTTCTCCGACATCCTTTTTGTATGTCTTTAGTGCGTACTCTGCGCCGAACGCCTTGCGGTTTGCTTCGCGCTTCACCACATCGCTGTCTGCACTTCCGATGCTCTTTGCGGTTTCCTCGTAGGTGCCGACGGTCAACAGGGCTTTTCTATAAATCTCGTTACGCAGCTCTAAGAGGTCACGGGCTTCCTCCCGCTTCTCCTTGCGGGTCTTTTCGCCGCTGTTGTAGATTTCCTTGAGCTGCTTCGTGATTTCGGATGCAGCCTTGCTCTGCTTATACAAGTAGGAGAAGGTTGCATCATCGGCTGCTGTCGCAAACTCGGTCTCCTTTACCTGCTTGGCTTCGTCCAGCGCATCATAGAAGTCGCTGCCGAGACGGTTCTGCCGAACGCTATCTACAACGAAAGCCTTTACCACCGCAGGGACATCAGCTTTCTTGGAAAGCGCCGGAAGCACCCAGTCACCAATAAAGCCGGAATACTGGTCGATCAGGTAATTGACCTTCTTCGGGGAAAGCCCCTCGATGCCGTTCTTCCCGTGTCGTGTAATCTCACCGAGCCAGATGGAAAACGCATCGGTGCTTTCATCGTACTGCAGATAATCCGGTTTTTCCCCCATGTAACTGGAAACGATGTCGCCGCCGTACCAGGTCTTATTGGTACTCATCGCAGTAATACCGGCGAAGATGTTGTTGGTCAGCGGATTATTCGGCGCAATCTGCTCAATAGCGAAAGACGGATAACCGGCAAACGCGCTGCTCGCAGGTTCCCCTTTCAGCCAACGCCACATACGGTTAGTGAACGCCGTAATAACGGAAGGTTCACGGCCCATCGGAACCTTGATAAACTTATTGTCGCCGATTTTGATGAGGATGTTGCTGTCCTTGATGTAGTTGGAAAGCTCCTTGTAGTCATCGTCCTCTTTCAGCCCATCATACAGCAGGCCCATAATGATACCGGGTGCCACGCCGTTGATAAGCAAGCGGGAGATCAGTTGTCCAATCTCTTTCCAGCCGCGCCGGTCAATGACATTGCGAATGTTCTTGGAAAGACCCTGCATACCGGGGTTGAAGAAAGGCACAAGGGAAGCGTTCAGCTTGCGGGCAGCGAAGCCGCCACGCCCGAAGTTCGTTGTGATGTCTGCTGCATTATAGAGCGCCTGCTGCACATCGCCTGTGTCCTCCATCGTGCTGATAAATTCAGCAAGTCGGGGGTACTGCTCGACCGCTTCATTGGCAAAGGAGAGGATGTCGATTACTCTATTCAACCCACCAGCCACTTTATCGACTGCACCGTTCTTGAAATGGTGGCGGTCGGAAAGCCCCGTCTTTGGGTCATAATAGGTGGTTCCTTTTCCGCCCATCGCCTGATAGAGCTGCCAATACTTCCCGTTCGTTGCGATTTCCTTTACGGCCTTGCCGTAGTTCTTAATGAATGTGGCATTGCTGTAATGGGTAAAGTACAATGCAGACTGTGCATCACGGACGAAATTTCGCACGATGAATACAGGGTTCCATTGCGTGACCAGCTTCTTGAATGTGCTGTTGATGGAGCGCAACGCTTTCATTCCAAAGGAATTGGATTGCTCAATGGGTCTAAACCCATCGGCCATTGCTTCACTCATGTGCAGAGTAACCGGTTTGCCATCCACCCAAATGCGCAGCGTGTTCTTGAGGTTCTCTGCGGAATCCGCATCAAGGTCAACAAGATCGCCTTCCTCTGTAACACTCTGAATGTATTCCGAGATATCACGAGTAGTATCCATTGCATCTTCATACAGCATATTGCCCAGAATGTTCTTTTTGGCTGCGGAGAAGGTCTGCAAGGTCTGCCTGGCAATACTGTCGATCAGCGGCATGATATCCTGGTTGCCACCTTTTGCGGACTTGATGGTGCTGTTCACCGCAACGCTGTTTGGGTTGGAATAGCCGCCGGAGGTGCTGGGCATATCGCGGTAGGTGGGAACATAGTGCGGATACAGTTCCTTCATGTACTGTGCCATATCAGCGCTCACGAGTCCGCCCTGCTTTCGCACCTCCATCAATCCGTCAAGGTAGGCATACACATCCTTTGCCCACTTCTCAAATTCAGGGTGTGCATCCAGCAGGTCAGCTGCAGCGGCACGGCTATCGTCTGCGGTCACGCTGCTTCCGAATACAGGCTTGTCAAACTGCTTTTCTGCCCACGCCTGGAACTGCTTATATTGCTTGGCGGCGACAATCTGTGCCTCGGTGTAGGCTTTTGTAAGGGTAGTATCCTTGCCTGCGGCTGTGGCGATGTTCTCATCTGTCATTTCCGCAAAGCCGTTGACTTCCCTGTTCAGTTTCGCCCGAAGTTCTGCAAGCTGCCGCTGCGCCTTTTCGCGTACACTCATGCGGTCTACATTGTGCTCGTGCAGCAGGTAGGTGTAAAACTCATCGGTCAAGCCAGCCTTTTTCGCCGGTTCAAATACCTGCATGAGGTTCTTATCGCCGATCTTCTTGCCGTTAAGGTCATACTGCCCTGCGCCGCCAATGGAATACTGCGCCGCCGCAGCTGCCTGCCCGACATTGTTCGCTGCATACATGATTCTGCTGTCGCCGACTTCGTTCCCGAATCGCTCCAGCTCATCCTTAGTGTTGATCCACTGGCGCTTAAAAGTGCGCCAGTCTTTGGCGGCTTTCGCCTTAAAGGTTTCCTTGTCCTTCTTCGGCATTTCGGTCAGAACCTTGGCAACATCTTCCGTAGTGGTGGATTTCTGTTCCGCCGTCCTCAATCTGGCTTTGCTCTTTGCCCGATCCTCCCGCACCACTCGGTCAATGCGGTCCTGCGTCCTCCGCCGGTTGAATTCGTCCTTGGCTTCGGTCAGTTTTTCGTTATACTTTTCCTGTGCCTGCTGGTTGTTAGCCCGCAGGTCAGCGCGGTACTGTTTGGAAAGGGAATCGTACTTCTGCATGAACTCGGCACGGGCCTTTGCCGCTTTCTCTCGTTCCTTGGCTGCCGCCATATCGGCAAGCAGTTTGGTTTCAGCTTCACGCCAGCGGTCATTTACAGCCGTTTCCTTTTCGGCTCTCCGCCGCTCCGCTTCCACCGCAGCGCTTACCGCTTTTTCTGTTGCTGCATCAGCCTTCGCTTTTGCTTTGTCTGCTTCGGTCACAAGGTTCTTTTGGTTCCAAAGCATTTCCGCCAGCTGGCTGGAAACGCTATCGGCGAACTCTTGGCTGTCCACCATATCAGCAAGCATAACTGGATCGGAACGCATCGCATAATCTGCCGCTTCAACAGTATTCGCGAATGTTTCCCACTCGGTCGCTGCGTCCCGGAAGATACCAGGGAATTCGCTTTGCAGTTCGGAATAGGCAACATCGAATGCCACTCCCTCACCAGCCTTGGCATTCTCTCGTGTCTTAATTCGAATAATGTTCCCATACTTCCTTCGGAAGTTTGTAAGGGAGCCGTACTTGCGCACAATATCCCCGCGCAGCTGCTCGCCAATCACAAAGGTTCTTTGGGAAAGGCTCTTGCGGATATCTGCTTTTTCTGTTTTTAGAGGGTCGGCAACGGTCGCTTCTTTGAGGATAGCATCTGCTGCCTTTTTGGCGGCCGCGTCAATGTCCGTCTTCTCCCACCGGTATACGCTATTGAATGCGTCCTCAATCTCTGCGGTCAGGGTCTTGATGGTCTCCTCGTTTGTGATGCCATTCTTCCGCAGGAACCGTCCAATGTCCTTTTTGGCTTTGATAGGGTCTATGGTCGGCTTCTCCGTCACCTTGGTTTGCAGCTCTGCATACTCTGCGCGATTGCGCATCTCAAGAAGCTGTTTCCGCAAATCCTTTACCTGTGCCTGCGCAGCCTTTAACTCGTCATCGGCTTTCTGCGTAGCTTCAGATACCGCTTTGTCGATGTCGACCATGTACTGGGCATCTTCCATGAGGGAGTAGCGGATATCCTTGCTTTCGGTTGGAGCGGTATTGTCAATGTTCTTAAATTGACTACTGTCAAACGCCACATACACGGTGGCATTATCATATTTGCCCTCTACAATGTATCCGTCATAACCAAGCGTATTGCGTGCTGCCTCAAGGACAGCGCCGGAGCCTGCTCCACCGTTCGCGATCTCTGCAAGGATTTCGCTGTCGCTGCTGCTATAATCCATAGCCGCCTTTACGGTAGCATCCAGCGCACGGTTATACCATGTTTTTGAAGGGTACCCAATACCGCCAGCAGGATCGTAATTCACAAGCACTTCATCACCGGTCGGGTCAACAGCCTGCAAAAGTTTTTTTACTTCTGCCCTTGTCAGCGTAATCTCGCTATCGCTCAACGGCTTTTTGATATCAAGATACCCCTCAAGGAGTTGTCCGCCATCCTTTTGGTAGCCCTCTGCCATCGGCTTGTAGTCAGTGAAATAGAAGCCTTGCCCCTCGGAGCTGCCATGCTGGGACATGAAATCGGTGGAAAACTCGGTGAACACCGCCGGGCTGCCGTGATATACAGGTTTCAACCTGCCCTCTGCGTCAACGACTTTGGAGCCGTAGAAATACTCCCGCTGCTCGGCAGAAAGCTCCCTGCCGGTGCTGTCCATTGCCGGGATATCCATAAGGGAATGTTTCCCGCTTGCATCTTCTGCGCTATTCTGCATAGAATAGTTATTGACAGCGGTATCGGATTGTGGTACCATGTCAGCAGAAAAGCTGTTGCTCCCCATTTCAGAGGCAGTAATCGGTTCGGAAGAGCCGAGGGTCTGAGGCCTTTGGGAGACAACAGCTTTTTTGGTTGCGTTGTCAACCAAATGCAGCGTATTCACGCCGGTTTCTGCTTTACCCTCCATCCCATCAAGCAAAGCCTTCTGCGATTCGGACAGCCTGTTGTAGGCTTCCTGTGCAGAGGGCTTTCCTTTTAGCTTTTTGAGGATACGGTTCAAGAAACCTTTAATGCCGGTGGCGGCTTCCGTATTTCTTGCGCCTATGTACTCCAGCATATCCCGGCTGCCCAAAAGATCACCGCTGATATCGGCAGCGACTTCCTCCGCAGCTGCATCCGGGTCAAGCTCAATTCCATTGCGCTCGTACAGTTCGGTTTTGGCATTCATCATGCCCTTTACCATATCGGCATAGTCGGGGTTCTCTACCAGCGTATCAATCATCCCGGAATACTTGCTATCAGCTACAAGGTCGTGAAACATCTCATGCCCGAAAGTAACCATCAGCGGATCGCGGGAATTGATGTTGACATAAATGGTGCCATCCGGTGCGCGATAGCCATTGGTCAGTCGGTACTGCCCATTGACCTGCACCGCGCCCTCAAACCACACGATAGTCTTGCCAAGGTATTTCGCTGCATTGTTCACCTCGGCAACAGCTTTCTTTTTACTGCCGAGAATTTCAGCTTTCTTATAGCCGATCTCGGTATTGCCGCGCACATCGGTATTGGTGATCTCCTTGATGCGGCGCTTGCCGTCTACATCGGTAATGGTGTTTTGCTCAACGGAAAGCCATCTTTCATCGGATTCCCGCTGCATCTGCTCCGCCTGCGCCTGCATATCGGCATCGAACTGGGCAGCAGCCTGTTCTCCTGCAGCAGCGACACGCTGGGCATATTCCGCTTGGGAGATCGCCTGTTTACCGGACTTCGCAATGTTCTGCGTAGCCACTTCGATAGCGGCAATATCCTGTGCGGTGTTTCCGCTGAACTGTACGCCGGTCAACTGGGAGAATGCCTGTCTTGCGGCAGGGTCGTTATTGATGCGAGCAGCTACGCCTTGGTTAGCTGCTACACCGGCAAGGGCGCTGTTGTAGGCTTTCTCTCCTGCGTTGGCAGGATTATCAACTGTGGGCGCAAAAGCCTGCCCTACGCTGTCCTCGGCTGTTTTAATGGATTGTGTGCGCTGGGCATCGGTAATAGCTGTTGCTACGGCTTGCGGAGTAGCTTCCACATTCAGCTTTTGGGCTGCCTGCGCCAGCGCATCCGCTTTGGAGACCATCGCCTTAATCTCATTGATGGAGACCTGGGTAATATCGTTCTGGATTTTGGAAAGGCCGCTCTCGGCATCATAGGTGAGGTTTGCTTCATACAGTCTGCCCACCATTTGGTTGCTGGGGTTCTTCTGCACCTCCGTCGCATAAATGGCAGGTGCGGTGCCTGCGCCTTTCTCCATGCCCTCCTGCACCTGCTGTGCTACGGCAGCAGGGGAAGCATTCAGTGCCTTGCCTACACGGCTATAGGTGACGGAACGCATCGCAGCGTTGCCGCCGCCCAATACACCGCCTGCAAGAGCGCCCAGCAGGATATCATAGCCGAAGTCGTCCATCTCGTCACTGTCGCCGGTGAGGGCCTTTTCAATGGCGTAGTTGATAACATCCTCTGCGCCCTCCTCAATGCCTTCGGAGAGAGCGTCCCGCAGCCACTTGCCACCCACGGAATTGGCGAGGTTATACAGGCCGGGGGCTTCCGCAATCAGTTTCTTGGCCACGGCCTGCCCGGCGGCAGACTTGCCCAGCGAGCCATACAAACCGCCAAACTGTTCGGTAAGCATGGAAGCGCCACCGGCAGCGGAGCCGAGTACGAATGCTGTATCCGTATTCCCATACTTCTCATAGGCATCTGCATATTTATTGCCCGCGGCGGATGCAGCCATCACGGGCAAACCGGAGCCGGGGAGGACTGCGTTTGCAACAAGGGACGGCACCATGTTCGAGATCGTATTGACCAGCTGCAGCGCTCCGCCCTCAACAGCACCAACGCTGGCTACATTCTTCTCGTGGCGCAGTTCTGCCTGCGTCTTATAGTCTGTGATGGGGATTTCTCTCTTATCGGCAAGCCCGGCCCGCTTTACGGCTTCTGTACCGCTTACACCGCTTTCCATCAGCCGCTTGGCTTCCCATGCCTGCGCTTCCGGATTACCGGAAAGATACGAAGATGCTGCAGCGGCATACTGCCTCATGCTTTGGAATGCATTCTGCACGCCAGCAAGGGCAGCATCGCCTGCCTTGAATTTATTCTCGTCCGGGTTGTAGTCCTCTACCGCTTCCGCATTTCGCTGGTTCTTCCACTGGGTATAGGCGTTCTCGTACTCAATGGCAGCCTTGTTGGCAATCTTCTGCTGCTCCTTGGCCTGCTGCTGCATATTCCCAGCTCGCGTATAGGCCCCGGCCTTAATTGCCGCGTCGTCCCTCTGTTTCTTAATCGTATCCAGCTGCTCCTTCATGGCATCGCTCTGCTTACGAGAAGAAGCCCCAGCAGGCGCAGCCTGGGTAGGCTGCGTGCTGGGGGCAGAGGGATTATATTGGGTAGCTTTCTTCACAGCTTGAACAAGAGAGTCAATGCCGCTCCGCTGGTAGTTCTGCTCAAGCTCCGCGGCAGGCGATGCACCGAAAGATTTTTGATAGTTTTGTTCCAGCGTTTTTCTATCCATTTTTCCTCCTGTTATTCAAGTCCGAGAAGTCTTGCCGCCATTGCATCAGAATAACCGGCCCGGCGCAACATGTTGTAGGAGTCCTGCAAGGCGGCATTGTAATTTGGGTTTTCCTTTTTTGTGGTTTTTGCCTTTGGCTTCGGGGCCTTTGCCAGCCCGGCGGAATAGCTCGCCTGTGCATTCAGCTTTCCGCTCTGCGGCTCCCGGTTCGCCTGAATCATGTCAAGGTATGCCTGATTCACCGCATCGGAATAGGCGTTATCCGCATCGGCAAGGCTGCTGTTATAGCGGTTGTTCAGCCGGACATAGGAGCTTTCCGCAAGGCCGCCATTGATGCCCTCACGGGCCAGCTGCCCGGGGAGGTTCTTTAGCGCCATCTCTTTGGCAATGTACGCCCTGCGTGCATTGTCCTCCCGCTGCTGGGCCGCCTGTTTCTGCTGGGCCTCATACATCTGCTGGTTGTAGGCAAGCAGCTGGTCATAGGCAGCGGTCTGCGCGTCCAGCTGCGCTTTCAGGCTCTCAAGGTATGCGTCCCGCTCGGAGGTGTCCGTCACGGTGGAGGAAATTGTCGGGGAAACTCCAGCCAGGTTAGCCTTTGCCGAAGCAAGAGCTCCGCCCTTTATCGCTGCATCTACAGCGCCCCTGCCGGGTCTACCAACAGAATCCGCAGCAGCGGTTGCTGCTCTACCTACATCGTACCCAATCGGTTTTATTGTGCGGTTGCTGCCGCCATCATTTGCAAGGGTTGTGTTCTTTCTCAGTGCCAAAATTACCCCTCCTTGTCATATGCCGCTGTGTCATACTGCTCCACAGCGGCTAAGATTCTGGCACGCAGCGCCTGCGCGGATGCGTGCTCTACTCTGTACTTTTCTTTTACTTCCTCCAGCTCGGCAAGAAGCCGCTCATAGTCTGTCTGCGGCTTTTCTTCCTCTGCCTTGTAGGTCACACCGAACCAGTCGCACACGCCTTTGCACAGCGCTTCCCCGATGGCTTTCTTGTTCTGTACCAGCCAGATCGCGTCCTGTCCGTTGTCATGGAAAGCCAGCTCCGGATAGATGGAAAGCATCGGGGTTCTGCCGATCTCATAAAATTCGTCCTTTTGGTATACACCACGGTGGGTATTCCGGGGGTAAATCTCCATCAGTCTGCGGTAGACCATCTGACAGGCCCGGTCGCTGATGCCTCCGGCTCTGCCGTAGCGCAGGACGGTCGGCCCCTGTGCAGTCCCTTCTTTCAGGGTGGCTGTGCTTGCATTGGTATGGATGGGCATATGGAGGTTGGATTTCCAATCGATGCTTTCCGCTACTCGCTCCTGCATCGTCTTGTCGGGAGATGCGACCATCACATCGAACCCGCAGCGGGTGAGAGCCTCGGCGCAATAAGCGCCGATCTCTACACACACATCATGCTCATAAACGCCGGGGAAGCCGTAGTACGGAGCATGGGGAGCCGGTCTGCGTTCGGGGGAAAGATACACTTTAGGCATCTTTCACCACCTCCTCAAGAGGGAATTCCTCCTCTTTGACCTTTTTCACCATGCCGGTGGTGGCTGCGTCATATGTACCATTAGCAGCCAAAGCGACAATAACAGCGTTCAGCAGGCACAGCACCACGCCCTGTACCGTCAGAGCAGAGCCGTTAAAGGCTTCGGCTCCGATGAGGATGGCCACAGAGATGATGTAAGCAAGCAGCTGGGTGTTGATGTTCTTGAGGGGGGTCTGCTTGAGGAACTGGGTAATGATTGTGACCATCATTACAGCGCCTGCGTAAGTACCAAGGGAAGTCCAAGTTACAAATTCGTTCATTTTATGTCCTCCTTAAAGGAATTTGAGTTCGCCACGAATACAGCGGTCGTGGACGCTCTTAATGTTGCGGATCGCTGCATCCGCTTTGGAATTGATGTAGACATCTTCGTGCTCCACACAGTACTCTGTGTAGTTGTCGATATCCTCCAGCACATTGTTGAAGGATTCTTCGCTGTGGTTCGCCCCACGGCGCAGCTCGTCCGAAAAGCGCAGGATGCGGATGCGGCACATATCTGCCCGGTAGCGTTCGTCAGAATCAATATGCTGTTGCAGCTTATTGTCCAAGGCTGCCATACCGGAGATAATCTGATCCTGCTTGTCCTGCTTGCGGTCAATACGATGCAGCAGCCAGCTAATGACGGTAGCCAATGCGCCGGAGCCGAGGAGGGCCAGTGCAATTTCCATCGGTTATACCTCCTCGAAATAATGTCCGATAAGCTCATGCGGGAGGTACTGCAGCACAATAGTCCCGGTCTCATTCAAACGCTTGCAGAGGTAGGTTTTACTGTCCTCCGGGTCGAGGTAGTACTTGCCGTACTCGTATTCCATACCCTTCGATGCCGGGATTGGGTCATCAATCGTTCCGGGAGAACTGGTGTCGACTACCACCCACAGAGCAGGAACAGCCGGGGGTTCCCAGTCTGCCTGCGAGGTGTGCGCCTGCAAGCACTTGTATACCTTGCCATCGTGTCGTCTGCGGTCACCCCCCGCATACTTGGTATCAGCTTCCCATGGTAGGAACAGCATGGGGTTCTTTGCTGCATCAGCGTCAGCCATGGCACCAGTCACGCTGTCAATGCTCGTCCGAATCTCCTGCGCCTGCTCTAAGATGTCATTCCGCATTGGCTGCTTCCTCCTTTTCTTCGGTTTCTACGCCGAGGGTTTGAAGAGCTGCTTTTAGCTGTTCCAACTCTGCTTCCTGCTTTGCTTTTACTTCTTTGGCTTTTTCAGTATAATAACCCATTAGTTCACCCCCATAATATTAAGAGCATTCATTGTGTCAATATAGGTAGAGCCATTCTCTATAGATACCCATTTAGAACCATCAAAAAGATAACCTTGCTTCTTTTCGCCCTTGCCAGCAGAATTTCCAAGATAAATTTGTATTGGGTCAACTTTAATCTGTGTGTCTTTCCCGGAGAGGGCATTCCACTTTTCGTCATGTCCATCATAAATAATTTGAAGTGTCCCAGCGATTACATCAATTTGCGGAGTAAGCTTGTAGATTGGGCCGATATCTGCACTACCAACTGCTTTTGGCTCTCTTATAAACAAACTTCCGTTATAAGATACGCCAAGAAAAATATTTCCATTACTTCCACTAAACGGAAAAGCATTTTGAATAGATGTGCTTTCATAAGTTGCCATATCAATTTTGAACAGTGTTCCTTTAATATCAACAACATACCCAATACCATCAATTATTGAAAATGGAATCGTATCTCTTTGAAGTCCGCCTACGGTGATAACATCAGACTTTAATCTTGTTGTTTTTGTTGTTGCCGGGTCAAATACACATAAGTCGTAAGTATAGTCAGTCATATCAGTTGACGGCTTACAAATAAAATAAATTTTATTATTATAAAGCGACAATGTACTCGGGTAACACATTGAGAATCCTGCGGTATATGTCGGTATTGATGTTGATGCTGTACTCCCATATGACATTTTAGCAAACAAAGACCCAAAATATGCTGTGTCAAAAGATGAAGTACCTCCAATCCAATACATATCGTTCCCAATAGTAATTGGAGTAGATATATTTACTACCGACCGAGATGCATAAGAAGAACGAACAAAAGATACGGTGCTTCCTGGTACTAAATTCACCTCGGCACAGTATTGACTATATGACCAACTTCCTGTGCCGTCTGAAAATGCCGTAGTATAAACTTTGTCTTTTATTTTTGTCATTGGTAATACGGTTCTATAAGCAGAAGCATACATAGAATATGAAAAATCTGCAAGCGATACATACCCAACGCTATTCGCAGCAACATGTCCAAGCTTATGCGAAAATACTATCTTATCATCAATAAGAGAAAATGCGCTTACTGCAGATTGAGAAGGAGTACTTGGGAAAACAACTTGTGCTGTATCAATAATTGCGTTGACATTGTTTGTAATGTTTACTGCGTTCGGTTTTTGTGCCAGCGGAACCCACAGCTTACTTGTGTCTGCGGGAGGTGTGGAGCCAAAGTCAATGTTCAAATCAGCTCCACCGCCACCCAGCGTAATAGGATTTCCTAAAATACTCATATTCACCCTTTCCGGGGTGAGTATTTAGTTCACCCCTAATATATTTAGTGCGTTCTGCATATCTGCTACATAGCTTTCACCCGAAAGGGATTTCCATTTGAGGTCTTTGCTGTCGTAGAGGTATGCGTTTGTTAATTGTGCTATGTTGTTGCTGTCACCGAGGTAGGCGTTGATTACTTTAACCTTAAAGTCTGTGTCTTTGGACTTAATAGCAGACCAAAGGAAGTCGTAACCATAATCTTCTTGTAAAAACAAGTGGTTGTTGGTGAGGTCTGATTGTGCCGTAAAACTTCTAACTGCCCTAACAGTCGGTGCGAGACTAAAAGATGGGCCACCGCCAAGGACATATACCTTGTTGCCGACGATGCCATATGCAGCACCAAAAGAATATGCACTAAAGTTTTCTGAAAGCTGTTCGTAAGTATTGGTGACTGTATCTATCTTATAGGACGGATTTGTCACCGAGCCAGTAGAAGGGCCACCAAGAACATAAATATGACGATTATCAAAGCAAGCGACAACAGGGGCATAAACATTTCGAGAAAGTTGTAAAATATGTTCTAACGAACCATCATTTATATTGATTTTCAAAACATGAGAATTTGTGTTATCAGAGGATGTATTACCACCTATTACATAAAGATTATCACCGACAAAAATTGAAGAGCAGTGAACCGCATACATTCCCCTAAAGCCAATGGCTGTCTCAAATTTATTCGTAGATACATTAAACACTTGAATTTGACTAACAATTGAAGGACTACCAGAATATCCACCAGCAATATATATTTTCCCATCTTTGTACGCACATGAAGCACCAATGCATAAACTGTTCGGGTACTGTGCCGGAATGCTAAAGGTATTTGTTGTTGTGTCATACACATCGACTTTATTGTAAGTTGTACCATTTGGTGTTCTGCCGCCAAAAGAATAGATTTTATCTCCAACCGAAATAGATGTGTTTTGATTTTTTTTAACCGTACTACCGGAAATTACAGAACTCCCAGTTTGTTTTGTTGCATAATCGTACCAATACACACTGTTTTGAGGGTTTAATCCGCCGTAGTCACCGCAATACTGATATATCTTCGTTCCAACAATATTGTTTTGTTGTGCTTCAGCATACAAATTACCGTCAAATGAGCCTTGTTCGGTAGCAAAAACCTCTGACCCAAAACTTATGACAGGACTGCACTCCACAGCATCAGGCTTCTTCTCCAAAGGCACCCATAGTTTTGTTGTATCAGTTGGAGGGGTAGAACCGTAATCAATGTTGAGTTTTACCCCCCCCCGTTGGTAATAATTGGATTCCCATAGATGATGCTCATGCGGTTACCTCCGTTATCGTTACCTGTACCGCCATATCCGCATTGGGCTTTTCGCCCATTGCTTTGGCGGTAAGGGTACCATTGTTGTTCTCAATCCAAAGGGCAGATGTGCCGCTGTCTATGATAACGCCAAGAGCGGTTGCGTCCATTTGGATGTCTACCTTGCTGTTTACGGTAATGCCGGAAAGGGTTATGGTCTGCGCATAGGGGCTTGCGGTTCCTGTCCACCCGGCAGCGGTTAGGGTAACGCTCGCTTTCTTTACCTTGCAGGCGTTAATCGCTGTCTGCTGTGCGGTAGACACCGGCTTATTGGTATCGCTGGTGTTATCTACATTTCCAAGTCCGACCTGGGCTTTAGTCACGCCATGTGGGTTAGCCTTGTCGGAAACATGGGTATAGGGTGCCTGCTTCACATTGTCCACATTGCTAAGGCCCACTTGCGTTTTGGTTACTTCGTGGGGGTTGGCCTTGCTTGCGATATGGCCGGGCACATCCGCCAGCGCCGCATTGAATGCCGTTTCCGTACCGGAATAGCCGCCCTCTACGGCGGTCTGATAGGCGGATTTACCATCGGCACCGGCTACGCCTGCGGGGCCTTGTTCGCCCTGCGGGCCAACGGGGCCTTGAATGCCCTGAATACCCTGCTCACCTTGGGGGCCAGTAGCGCCGGTAGCACCAGCCGGGCCGGTAGCGCCAGTCTCACCCTGTGGGCCTGTTGCGCCGGTATCGCCCTTTTCGCCTTTGTCACCTTTAGGGAGTACAAAATCGAAAACCGCAGCGGAGGTAGTGCCGCTGTTAGTGACGGAAGCAGCAGCGCCGGAGGTTACTGTACCTATTTTAATAGTAGCAGCTGCGCCATCGGCGCCGGGAGAACCGGCTGGGCCTTGCGGGCCTGTTGCGCCTGTCGCACCCGTGTCGCCCTTTGGGCCTACTTCGCCCTGTGGGCCTTGGACACCCTGCGGGCCTTGCGGGCCGATGGGGCCTTGCAAAGCGCCAACGCTTACCCAGTCATTGGCCGTCTCGCTATAAATGTAGCACTCGCCATCTTCCTGCACATAGTACATCTTATCGTTACCGGCTGGGATTGCGTTTCTCAGCGCTGCCAGTGTAGGATAGCTGTCCTCGATATACAGGCTGGTGCCGTCTTTACCTGCGGGGCCTACGGGGCCTTGTGGGCCGATTGGGCCTTGCGGGCCTTCCGGGCCTCTGCCGCCGGGAGCGCCTGTTGCGCCGGTGTCACCCTGCTCGCCCTTGGGGCCTGCGGGACCAGCCGGGCCTTGTGCGCCGGTTGCGCCTGTGGCACCTCTTGCGCCGGTTGCACCGGTATCACCCTTGGGGCCAGTATCGCCTTTATCACCTTTGGGGCCGGTTGCGCCTGTGGCACCGGTAGCACCGGCAGGACCCTGTTCGCCTGTTTCGCCCTTGGGGCCTTGGATGCCCTGTACGCCTTGAATCCCCTGTGGGCCTCTTGTGCCTTGGGCGCCCTGCTGGCCCTGTACGCCCTGCGGGCCCTGCGGACCTCTTACGCTTACCGGCTGCGGGGCTATCGCCGTATCCTGTATGGTAAAGGACATGACACCATCGGCATCTACAGAGGGAACAATAACGGGGCCTGTCAGGCCCTGGTCACCCTTCGGCCCCTGCTCGCCTGTGTCGCCTTTTTCACCCTGCGGGCCGGTATCGCCTTTCAGGCCGGTAACAATGGTTTCGGAACCATCATCGGTTACTGTGCCATTGGCGAATTTCAGGCGGCTGCGCTGCGGCGCTACTGTGCCATCCGGCGCTATGATGATGTGGCCGGAAGAACCGGTGGCTTCCCATGTCTCGCCGTCATTGCTGGTTTCCAGCACCTTGTCGCTGTTCAACCGGATGTATTTCACATTGCCGGTGATGATGCGCTTGGCCAGCTCCGCCTGTACGGTACTGGCATTACCTTTAATATCTGCTGCGCCCATATTGCTGGCAGCCGCCAGTGCGTTCAGGGCATCAACAAGGCTGTTATACGCAGGGATTACAACCTCACGCACCACAGCCTCTACGGAGAATTGCATTTCATTGACGGAAAGGTTCGGGGTGGTGTCCTGTCCGATTACACCCACCCTGTTGCCATCGCTATCGGTAAATACAGCGTCCGGGGTATAAGCATTGCCATCGGACGCTTTTATTTTTTCAAACATATCTTACCCCCTGTATTTCTTGGTTTCTCGGTACTCTACGGCAATGTTCTCGATCCCGAAAGGCTCCGCATTGCCATTGGAGAAGCGGAACCGCACCTTATCAAGGTTGCGCATATCCAGCTTTCGGCCCAGCACCTTCGGGGTCGTATCCGTACTCCATGTCCACTTCGACCAGTCTATATCCTCCCATGAGAAGAAGCGGGCAGTTCTCGCATCGGTCAGAATGGAGATCCATTTGCCGCTGCACATCGCATAGGCGTTTACACTGGTGCGCACAAAAGCGGACAGCCTGCAGGCCATGTACCGGAAGTGTTTGCTAGAGTAAAAGGTCTTGCCATCGATATCTGGGGTTTCCCACTGGCACCCTACTGGTGTGTATGTCTCCCCGTCCATCGTGTCGTTGTAGGAGTTGGGAGCGGTCTCATCGGTATTGAATTTGCATACTTTGCCATCCGCCGTGCCAAAGAACAATTCGCCGTTATCGTCCCAGATCACCCTTGCGGGTATTCCGGTCAGATAAAAGCACTCGTACTGGTAGTTGGAATACGGCTCCCCATCCTCGTAGTGCTTTTGCAGCAGGTCAAGCACATACACGCCAGCACCGGCCGCAATGAAATAAAAGTCCTTGTGTAGGCAAGCGTAGGCATCGGCGATATTGCTTTCCGAAAGCAGTTTCGGATTGATATAAAAGCTGCGGCTCTGCACATAGCGCTCGCCAGTCACATCGGAAGCAGTCAATGCGAAGATGCCGGTGGAGGAAAGGAACAGCGGCTCGTTATCGGTCGGCACAAAGCTGTGCGGAGCGATTGCGCCGTGTCCGGTGATTACATTTCCGGTCTTAAAGGCAAAGGTCTCCACGCTGTTGCCGAGATCATCGGTCTCCGTTACTGTGGAACCGGTGCGCACATACACCGCGCCGGTGGTTCCGCTCTTGTGGGCCGCTATCCTGTCGCCCACGATGGAATAACCTACAATGCGCTCGCTGTCCTCGCCCAGTATCGAATAGGATAGATCGGAAAAATAGGAAAAATCATTCTGCGCCGACCAAAAATCCCTGTTCTTAAAGTTCGGATCGCCGGTCACAAATAGCCGGGTGCCCGTCTCGCCATACACAATACAGGTATCGCAGTTCGTAATGCGGCTGCGGCTCTCACTCCTGTCCTTGGATGCAGTGATATATACATTGTCCGCGCCCTCCAAAGGGGATTTACCCGGAGCGGCTACGAATGTCACGGTGCCGCTGGTGCGGTTTACAGTAAAGTCGGTAGTCTCCACCTTGTCTACGAAGGAACCGTCAGCTTGCAATATCTTTGCCGTTACAGGTGTTGTATCCAAATTTTCAAGGGAAAGTTGGAATACTGTTGCTGCTGCGGTCTTATCTCCTACATAGAAAGATTCCGTCCACTTATCCGACATGAGGTTGATATCCTCATAAGTTGTTCCGCCGGTACCATCCGGATTTTTATTGATAACGATCCTCGGTACATAGGCACTGTCCGATACATTAGCCACGGTAAAGGTGTCGCCACTGTGCGTTACCTTATAGTAGTGTGCTCCATCCAGCAGGTACAGCGCTTTATCGAAGTTCTTGCCAACCGAAAAGGCATCGTTCATGGCGGAAAAGATCAGCGTATCGCCTGCATACAGTTTCGTGCCCGCATGGATAATATCTGTCCCATCCAGAGAGAACCGACCATTGATACGGCCATCGTATACCGCCGTTTTGGCAAAGCCAAGGCGCTTTCTCACTCGACCGGGGGAGGAACGGATCATGTTCTCGCAGTTGGGGCTTCTTCTTGGGTCGATATTGGTTGCGCCGCTGGAAAAGTCGCAGCCATAAAAGTCGTTAATGACCATGGCATTGGTCTTTACCACATCAGCGCTGGGGAGTTTTGCCGGGGAATATCTCATTTGCTCCCCTCCTTACATCATGAATACGGTTTCAATTACTTGGTGTTTCTCTATGTCCTCGTCCGTCATAGCGCCTACCATCTCTGCAAAGCGTCCGGTGAGGAACTGATTCAGCGCCAGTGTTTCATCAATGCCGCTTGTGGCATCAATGGCCAGCCGAAGTGGAATCAGCGGAACCGCCTTGGGCTCCACCTCTATCTCGGTCGCACCGGAAGCGCCTGCAAGGGTGGCGTGCCGGTGCTTATACTGGATATCGAACTGCCCGCTGTAATGGTACGGGATCGCAATATGGTATTCATCCAGCCGCCGGTAGTCGGAAAAGTCGCGGAAGGTCACGCCGTCACCGGAGAAAAGGATTTTCACCATGCCGTTCATCTGCTGGGGCAACTCATACGGCACCCATGCTATGTGCTCCGGGATTTCTACCAGCGGGAATGCATAAAACGCAGCGTTTCTTACCTGGAATGGGTACTGCGATTCCAACTTGATACTGCCGTTAAAGCTGCCGGAAAGCCGCTGGAACTCAGAAGCGGTAATCTGCTGCCGGGCCCCATCGATAGTCGCTGTTAGAACACCGCAAATTTCAAGCGTGTAGGCTTTTGCATCACTGTTGGTAAACTCGTAGGCATCACCGGGATAAACCGTCTTAGCTTCAAAATGAGAGCCCTCCATGCACCGAGGCATGTTCTGAACGATGCTGATGGATTCGATCAGCGGGAACTGCGATTCCACCATTGCAACAGCACCGTCCAGCAGGTGCTCCATTCTGTCCTTGTAGTCGGCTATAAATCCGTTGCTTGCGGCAGCGCCGTTTACGGTGGCTTCATCTATCCACCGCAGCGCACCGTTGATGGCATCGTTCTTGTTCATTCAATCACCCCATGTACCCTGCTTCTTCAAGGATGCGGGCGACTTCTTCGGGTACATCCACCCATTCGCCACGCTTGATCTGATAGGTATAGCCGTTGATGCACACAGGCACTACGACATCTTCTTTGTTCAGTTTGTCCTTCGGCAGACGGATGCGTACCTTCTTGCCCTTGGCGAGTTCCTCGCCGGTCGCTTTTTCTACGATCTCTCCGACCATGTCGGGGTTCTTAATCTCTTTTGCCATGTTAAATCCTTTCTGTAAAAGAAAGGAGGGGTGTTAACCCCTCCCTTGTATTTGGTTAGGCAGAAGCCATGGACTGGATGCAGACCATTGCCAGCTCCTGCAGGCGAACAGTAACCGCCATCGCTTTCCAGCCGACACTCGCGCGCTGGTTCAGGGGGTCCTCAGTACCGGCGGAGCCGGTGGGCTTGATGATGATTTCGGGCTTGGAGGAGCCGTTCACATCGACCACGCCGTAAGCGTCCTTGCCTACGATAAGGGTCTTATGCAGGGTACCCGCAGTAGCGGTCGTTGCATCGGTGGGGCACATGGTGGTCAGGATGAAACGGACACCATGGATACGGCCGATCTCGCCCTTCATGATGTTCTCTGCACCATTGTACTTAGAGATATCCTGCCACAGGCTGTCGTTCTGCAGGTCGTATGCTACACTGGGATCACAGAAGCCGATGTAATAGCCGCCCTCCAGGGGCTCGGCGTTGTTGTTGCGCAGGGTGCGCACCGCTTTCTTGATCTCCTCGCTGTTTACCACCTTACCGGCGGCAATAGCGGCAGCGGAAGCAGCGCCGCCAGCAAACTGCTGGGAAGTACCCTTGAAAATAACATCCGCGCAGCGGGTCTCCAGGGTCTTGGCGGCGTTTTCGCCCATCAGCGCAGCGGACTCCGTCAGGACGGGGTCGATGCCGACCATGCTGATCTTGTCAGACAGGCGGACCCAGTTGCCCTCCTGCGCCACGGTAGCGGTCACAGCGGTGATGGACAGGTTGTCGCCGTCAGGGGTCACGCCCTCGGTCAGGGATGCCGCAGGTACATCAAGGGAGTTGAAGCGGCGGAAGTTGATGGTGTCACCCTCGTTCTTCGGCATGGGACGCTTCTGACCATACTTGAGGAAGGTCAGATTGGGCAGCAGCCGGGACAGCAGGGTGCGGTCGTAAAAGGTTTTCTGTTCAGCGGTAAGATTACCGTAAGTCTGGGTAGTAGTAGCCATAGTTTTATACACTCCTTAATTTTTTAATTCCCCCCGGAGTGCAGCTTGATACAGCTTTTCAAAGTCTTTGTCCGACATCTTCATGTAGTCGGCTTCGGTTTCGGGGCTTTCGCCCGTCAATGCTCCGGGAGATGCTTGTGCGTTGTTGTTGATTCTTCGGAGCGTGTCTTCCTTTGCCTTGTTTGCAGCATCGTTGGCGAGGTCAAAATAGCTGTTCGCCAGAATTGTGTTGAACGCTGCATCCACGCTGCAGGGCGTCCCCTGCTGGGTGCAGTAGTCCATCAATTCAACCACTTGGTCCTTTAGCTTTGTGAATGTCTGCCCTCTTACAGGGTCAGCCTCCAGCTCTCTCATGCGCTCATTGCTCCGCAAGCGGGCAATCTCCGCTTCAAGTGATTGATTTCGGTAGGCTGATACGGGGTCGGTTTGGCCGTCCTCGTCCAGCCGCTGCATCGCAACAAAGGCTTCGTACTCCGCCTTTGTGGTGATGGGTCTGTCATTGTCATAATGATTGGTCAGGCCCATGCTGCGTACAAAGTCGTCCACGCTCTTTTGGGATGCTTCTTTGATTCTCCGTGACACACGCTGTGTCTCGGTCGGTTCTTCCTGTACTGCAGGTTCTTCCTGCTCGACAGGCTCGGTTTCCTCTACTGCGGGAGAGGAGTCGATATCTTCAACGATATCTTCATTAGCAGCAGTCATGATTTCTTCGTCCATAAATTCCTTTCTGTGGCGAGGTTCGGTTTGTTCCGTTTAGCAGCCACTTAAAAATTGGTTATCCCTCCAAGGGGTTGGTCACATAGGTCGGTGTCCTGTTGGTGCATTTGGGGTTGATGCACTCCAATTGCAGCTTGATAAATGCCTTGGTCTCGGTATCAGGGGATTTGTCCCCGGTGAATGTAAGGTATTTTCCGGTGATTCTCATTTCGGCTTTACAGTTTGGGCACAGCATTGTTGCCACCTCCTGTGAACTTGTCCATGACGGTCGGGGCCTTCGGCACATCCGGCAGCGGAACTCCGCCAATGCCGGAAACGCTCTGTACGCCGTTCACTTCTTCCTCCGGAACGCCAGGCATTCCCACCGCTTGCGGCTGGGTTTCCCGCATTCGCTTGAACTTCTCCTTGAATGGAGCTACATTCGGGTCGGACAGCTCGATGTACTGGTCGATGGAAATGTCTCCTCGGTCAAGCATCTTGTCCAAGGTCGCCTGTGCCAGCACCGCAGAATACTCGGACGATGCGCCGACATCCACCTGCAGGTCAAAGTCGTACATCGCATAGTCCGTACCGGTAAATGCTCTGCCGGACACCTCGTCCCCCATCTCAATGACGATTTCCCGCTTGTCGGAGCAGTATGTTTTGAAAAACTCCATCCAAATGCGGCCGATCTCCTTAACTGCGTGCCAGTATCTGCGCTGAATCTCGTTGACAGGGGTCTGCGCTTGGTTCTGCAAAGCGATGATTGCGGATGCAGCCATGTTTGCACCCAAGGACTCGCCGGTCGTTACCTCGGTCGTGCCTGTTACTACACGGGTCAGGTCGATCATGTCGTTGCTGACCTGCGTAGCAGCGGACGAAAACGCCGGAGGCTGCAGGTACGCTATCCCGCCGTTGGAGTAGTCGGTGACGATTTCCCCCGGCTCGTTGGTCAGCGGCTGTCTGATAGCACCCGGCTTTGCCACGATCTTCGGGAAGCCCATCTGCTGGATGGCCAGCGCCTGCATCCCGTACATAAAGTTGATGAGCTTTTGGTTGGGGATAAGCCCCTCGATTTCGCCGATGCCGTAAAAACAGGCTTTACGCAGCTTCCAGTTGAGCGCCGCCACAGGGTACAGCTTGATGCGGACGGGACTGCCCTGCGGGGTAAGCGGTACTGCTTTGCATATCTCCACGCTGCGGGTCGCTTTGTCAAACACGACCTCACCGTTCTTGCGGTAATACTTGGTCAGCACCGTAACCTTTTCGTTTTCCTTGCCGTCCAGCTCGATGCGCTCGGCCTGATAGGTGCTTGCATCCTCAAATTCATCGGGACAGATGTTCGCCACCTTTTCCGCAGGCAATCCCCTGTCCTTGGCCATCTTGCGTACAGCGCCCAATTTGAGCCGCTGGGCGATGATAAGGTAGTCCTGCTTCTGTACATCCCGGAGCTGCGGGTTGGCTACAAAGAAATTGAGAGCATCCACGGTTTCCCCACGAAGCTCCCCTACATATTTGTCACCTGTTACACTGGTGTCCCAGTAAAAGTGCCATATGCCTGTGCCGTTGGTCGCTGCATCGTCACACGCCTCGTTGCATAGCTTGTCCATGTCGGCTCTGTCCCAGATCGTCCGTGCGTACTCGGTGCAGTTTTCTGCGGCGTCCTGATGCATCTGGTCAATGATCTCGTTACCGCTGGCGCTGCCCTGTCTGTAGACGATGCTGACAGGCTGGTCAAGCACGCTGGAGCGCTTGCTGCGGACGATCATGTCCACGATGTTAAGGACGGGTCTCGGCAGGTTTTTGGTGCGCTCTGTCGCTTGAGGCCACTGGTCGCCCTCCTTAAATCGCACAAAGGTCGGGAATTTGGTGCTAAAGCCCATCTTGTTGTGGTACGCTACACCCTCTCGGTATAGTGTCCACAGGGTTACATCACTCATATCAATCCTCCGGGCCGTTAAGCCACTCGTTGAATATCTTTGTTGCATATTGCTCCTGCGCCGTTTGGTCGTCCCCTAACGCCCACAGGATCAGGCGTTTGAGCCATCGTCTTACCATACCTGATACCCTCCTTGTTCTTCGGTCTGCCGCAGCTCCGGCGGCAGCTTGTACTTTGTAACCGGCGGCTGTCCCGCATACGGTCTCCCGCTGCAAAAATACCTGATTGCATCAGGTGCATGGGTCAGCTCGTGCGGTTCTGTCGCTACATCGTTAGGCTTGTGGTTATCATACTGGACCATCGGCAGGCATCTGATGACCTGCTTACAGTTTCGGAAAAACCGCAGCCCTGCGATCCTCGTCTTATCGCCGGTGATGATATCTCGACTGTCCCTCGGTTTTAGCCACTCATGTACATCCTGCCAGCCGTTGATACGGTCGTTGTCCACCTTGACCAGCGGGATGTCCTGCTCCATAAATATGTCTGCTACGCTGCGGCCCGTGTCATTACGCCTGTTCCACAGGTCGGGCGGTGCAAGCCATTGCTCGATCTTATCGTCCCCGTTGGCCTCCTTGATCCGCATGGCGGCATCGGAGGCGATCAGCCCTGACTCGTATATCTCTCGGTACACATAGCCGTTGCCCTCGCCGTCTATTGCGATCCAGTATCCGGCCAACATATCAAGGCCGTAGTCCATCGCAAAGTAGCGTCTCCACCAGTCAGGAATCTCGATGGGGTCTATCACATGGATATCGTCACGCCACTCGGCAAAATACTGACCTGCAAACACATTCCAATCGCCGTCCAGCCATGCCCGGCGCATATCCTCCGGCAGCGTCTCCAGCATCCGTACATATTCGGGATCCTTATCAACCAATACCGTGTTGTCGTATACCTTTGCAGGGATAAACTCGTAGTCATCGGGATTTTCCGAGGCTGTGTAGTCACGGTCGATGAACAGGCGCTTGACCCACGCATGGCCGACTCCGCCGGGGTTGCAGGTCAGATACATCCGATGGGGGAAGTCGTTGGCGCCCCGGTTACTGGCCACAAGGTTGTTGTACATAAACTCTGTAAACTGTGTCGCCTCGTCCAAAAACATGATGTCGTACTCTTGTCCCTGGTACTGCAATACATCAGCCTCGGCGGAGCAGTATCCAAAACGGATACGACTGCCGTTTGGGAATATCATCGCCTTTTCCGAGTCCCGATAGGTTGCTATATCGGGTTCCAGCACCTTCCGCAGCTCCAACACATGGTTTTGCCACAGGTCGGCGTATGTCCGGCGCAGGATCAGTATCTTGATGCCGCTATAATTAACGGCAAGCATGGTGGCCTTTGCTCGCACCACCCAGCTCTTGCCGCCGCCTCTGGCGCCGCCGTAACACACCCTGCGCTTTTCGGACAGCAAAAACTGCTCCTGCTTGGGATTCGGTGTGCCTAAATTGACCGTCATTTGGCGTACTCCTTGCCATTGCCCAGCACGATCTCGATTTTGGGTATCTCGCCACCCAGGTCAATCGGCTGGTTTGCCTTGCCGTATACACGGTCAAGGACCGTCTCCGCGCATTTTACTCGCGTTTCTGTCCTTTCGTTCTCGTTGTTCAGGGTATCCACCAGCAGCTTAACTGCAGCAGGAGTAGCCGCTTTCAGCATCGCTCTGGCGTCTTCGGGGATTTTCGGTCTGCCACTCGGATTTCCGCTTTTCCCTTTTTCAAACGGCTTGCCCCATTTCTTACTGTTCTTTTCGCTGTTACCTGCCATCTTCGGCACCTCCTTTCAAAATTCATCCCGCCCTATCCCTCCCGGTGTCTACTATGCCGGGCGTCCTTTTTCGTTGATGACTTATGCGCTCAAGCAGACAAACGCTTTGTGTTCGTCTGCATAATGAACTCTTTTACTTGGTCATATCCCCAGCCGCAATCTACAAGTCCGCTTACAAGGCGTTCCATAGACTGAATCGCGGTCAGTTCCTCGGCAGAGAAACAGTCGCGCAGCTCTGCCTTTGGGGCAATGCCGTATTCCTCCCGCAGTTGCTTTGCGTTCTTGCCGAACAGCGCCTTATAGATGCAGTTGGTGTAGACGGAATATGCGTGTCCATGCATACGCTCGTCCTCGTTCGATTGTTGAATTGCCTTTGTCAGTGCCTGACGAACGGCAACTCCCTTTTCTCGCTCGATCGCCTTGCCGCGAACGACTTTCTCCATCGCGTTGAACTGCTTGATGTACGCCTCTTTGAAGCGCATGGCTTTTTCCCCGGTGTAGCCCATGACAAGGAGCACAAAGCCGTCTCTTGTCATCACCTTCGCTTTTTGTGTGCGCCCTCTGGTATCGGTGTAAGTAATATCGCCATAGTTGGCGGTATTAAATTCATCGCTGCACCCTATCTCCGCAATATCTCGCATCACTTTATCATGCGCCTTGCCAAATGTCTCTGCCACATCTAGGCTCGTTACCGCGGGGATTTCTTCTTTCCCCATCTTCATCAGTTCTACCAGCATAATATCAATCCTTTCTCGTTGATTTTATTGCCTGCGGTTTCCCGCCACTTACCATACGGTCACTATCTGTTTCTTGCCGTCCTTTGTGCCGCGCAGCATCAATGTCTGCGGTTGGTCTGCATCGCTCTCGCTGCTGGGCAGCAGCATCTTCCGGGCTGCGTAGCCTCCGTACTGCTGCCATGCGGTACAGCTAACCACTACCAGCTGCTTGGTACGGATAACATTGTTGTTACTGTCCACCACGATCTTTTTGGGCTTACTGATGGTGCCTTTGTGGGTATGGCCAACAATCAGAGCGTCAATGCCCTCTATGGTGTAGCCGAAGCGCTCATTGCGGTTGACCGTTGCACCGGTGTAAATGCCGCCGCCGGAGCCATGGGTAACAGCCATCGTATAGCTGGTGATAGGGATATCTCTTGTTACCCTGCGCCCAATCTCCAGTTTGAGGAATGCTATGTCCTCGGCGTAGTAGTCCTCCATGTCCAGCTTGCACATGATATCGCCCATAATGTCTTGGTCGGTGTCCCTGGCTGTCCTCGCTTCGTGGTTACCGGATACCGCGCAGAGTATCTTATCCTTGATGGGCGTTAGCATTTCCACCATCATCTTTTTCTGCTCCCGCGGGCGGATATAATCCTCAAAGGGGCTTCCCACCGCGTTCCTGGTATTGTTGTTGATGAGATCGCCGCCAAGGATGAGATAAGCGTCCTCCCGCTCTACCCGGCGGCAGAATGCTTGCCAGCTCTCTTTATCATGTAGGATGCTGCCCAAATGCACATCAGATACCGGATATACCTTGATGGTGTCGCTCTGCGGGATTTTTCGGACTATTAAATCCATAGGTATCCCCTCCTTTATGGCATAAGGAAAGAGAGCGCCTTTCGGTACTCTCTGACTGCTTTTTGTAATGCAGACTATTGCGAACTTGCGGCCTGCCAGCGCGGCACCTTTTTTACGAAGGTCGTGTATCTTCGGCCGATGGGATAACGGGGCATCGGCAACCCCGTAAAAAGGAGGTAAAACATGAAGGTGGAGCACCCGATAGGGATTGAACCTATAACCCGCTGCTTACAAGGCAGCCGCTCTACCATTGAGCTACGGGAGCAGATTGCCGGGATTAGGGGCCCGGCTCCCCACCAGGAGGAATGTCAAGGGAATTTTGTGTTTTACCACACTATCAGTATACACTGTATATGCATCTTATTTCTGCCATGTTTCTGCCATCTTTACAGCTCCGTCAACCCATACCGGCAAAGGGCATATTTCATCAGCGCTTCGTCCTTATCCCGGTACACCTCTCGTTCACTCTCATTGAACTCCTGGCAAAGTCTCTGTATGTAGCCATATTCCCGGCGGATGTAGAACAACTCAAGGATACGCCGCTGCTTTCCCGTCAGGCAGGCCAGTCCTTTCTCAACCTGGGAGGTCTGCCACTTGACTACCGCAAGGTTTGCCGAGAGCGCATCCCGGCGGGAGATTGCGTTAATCAAATGATCTTCCCGGCCGCAGCCACCGCCCTTTACTGGTGTAGCATCGCTGGTAGCGGACCGAATGCCTTCCATCTGCTCATTGTAGCGGCGGATTTCTTCCGGCAGGCTTTCCAACGACCGGAGCTTATAGCTATGGCATTTCAGCTCGTCAATGCAGATGCGCTTGTAGTCAATCATGTTTCTCCCTCCTCCGGCGTTCCTGTTCCTCTGCGGTGTTCTCCGCCTGGGCCACTTCATCCAAATGATTCCACCTTTCGGCCGAAATAGCCGATAGAACCATTATGCAGAAAGCAGCTAAGATTATCGTAACTGCCGCTGCCGTCCAGTTCCTCATAACGAATCCCTCCTAAATCCGAAGAATGTCTTTATTTGCGGCAGGGTCTCCAGCCTGTGGCCATCTACCGTTATCAGCGCTGCGTATCCCCGGCCTATCCAGCCATCGTGCCAAATCTCCCGGGCCTCGTAGTAGTCCACGCTCTCCCGGCGCTCTGTTGTTTTGCCGCAAACCCTTATCTCGATGTCGATTTTGCCGTTCCGGCGCTTTATCCAATTCTTGGGACGCTTATACTTACCGGATGCCGCCGCGTCCTTGTAGCATTGTTTGGAGCAGTACTTTTGTCCCGGCTGGCCGAAATAGTCCTTCCCGCAGTATTCGCATTTCCTGGCCTCTGCTTTTTTCATACTGCTTTTGCGGGCCCGGATGCTGTCCATGGCCTTTTGGCACTCCTTGCAATACAGCTGCCGGGTGTTGGTGCTGCCTATCGGCCCTCCGCATCTCTTGCAGGGCCGGTTGGGGTCTCTCTTGATTCCATAGCGATACAAGATCGATGCCACAGAGCCGTAATCAATATCAAGAATTAAGGCAATCTCCCTGTTGGTCTTGCCCTCCCGTACCAGTTGTCCCAGGAACTCCGGGTCGTTTGAATTAGAACAGCCGATTTTGGCGTTAGGAGACGCTTTATCGTATGACATCATAACTCACCACCTTTTCCTGCTCGGCCATCTCTGCGCGCATTTTTATGGCTTTGGTGACAGCGTTCCAGCGCTTGATAAATTCCTCGGCACTTTGTCCCTCAAAAAGCGGCTTCTCCCGCTCTACATCCTTCTGTCCCATCAGGGTACCTCCTCTATGTCAATTTCTGTTCTTGGGTTTTTGGGGTCATATGCCCCACGCAGCCGCAGCTCTACATGGTCAAAGCTATCATCGGCGATTACTCCCCGGTGTACCAGCCCGTCCATCAGCATCTTGCCGTTGTAGTTGTCGGGGTCGTGCCTGTGCCGGGTGGGGAAGTAGTAGGTGATGGTCACCACCGCCTTGCACATTGGTTTGCACTTGGGGCAGTATGCAACAAACAGCTGCAGCCAGCGTTGCTTTTCTGCCCGGTAGTCCCAGGCATTGGCCCGACCAGCGTATTTGTTCAGCGACGGGGGGATTTCGGGAATTGTTATTTTCACGCGTCCTCCTCAAATCCCGGCAGGACGGTTTGACCTGGAAGTATGCCGTCCTCCATCCACCAGTGGAAAACATCAACGCCGGTATACCAACGCATCATTTTCCCCTCAATTTTCCCTCGCCGATTTCTCTCCTCGATCATCCTGTCAAATGCTGCGATGTAGGCTTTTTTGTATGTCGGATATTGAGCAAACTCGTTATATCTCATTGATGTTCGAGCAATCGGGCATCCGACACAACCGACCCGTCTCCACCCATTGGCGTACAGAGGGCAAAGTCTCACCTTGTTCTCCGAACAAAAATCTAAAACATCTCTTGTTGTCCAATCAACGATAGGGTTAACGACACGCTTCCCTTTCATTTGGCAGGTTTCGAAAAGCCTACGATCCTCATCATTGTCATTTGACAAAACAATCTTATTTTCCCGTTTGCTTGCCATGACCTCCAATATCCCACGGCTCTTTTTTCGTGCGTTACTTTCATCCCACCTTACTCCAGTAACGATAAACCGGTTCTCTCCGCCCCCCTCCTTGAGTGCAGCGCAGCAGTATCTTAATACTCTCGTAGGTGGCATCAGCTTTTTCGGGATTAGGTTCCACATCGTTGTCCTTGTCCCGTCCGGGCGAACATGATAGTCGATGTCGCATTTGATGCCTGCGAGTTCCAATTCCCGAAATGTTTCCCGAACATGATAAACAGTTTCAGGAGCGTCAACAGTCGTATGGCTGTGCAGCACCTCAAATTGGATTTTCGCAATCTGCGCCAACTTCAACACCGTGTCGCTATCCTTCCCTCCGCTGTATGTAATAACAAGCGGTTTTTCGTATAACATCTGCGACATTTCTGCCGCTTCCTGTAATCGCCTTACGGCAATATCAACCTTGTCGCTCATGCATTCTCCTCCATCATCCGCTCCGCCAGCGCTATGTCATAGCTGGGCAGCTGCTTTACCTCGGCCATACCGGCCAGCTTTGCCCGGATATCCGCAGGCAGGGCTTGCATTTTGCGCTCGCTCTCCTGCCTTGCCCGGTAGCTGCGCATAAAGTTGGACTGCACCACGCTCTGCACTGTCCCAGTGTCCATGCTGGCCCATTCCCGCAGCTGGGATGGGTGTCCTACCAACCGTTGTAGGTTCTCCGGCAGGGCTGCAAACTCTTTCTCGCTGTTGTAGCCGCTGTTCCGCAGGGCCTTTGTAATCAGCGCCCATGCATCCCCCTCGGAGAGTTCCGCCGGTCTGTTGATCTCACCAATAGCGGCTATGATAGCCCCGATGTGTGGAGGGAACCCCTTGCGGTCGCTGGCAATGTGGGACTTAACCGCCGCTGCTACAAGGTTAGCCGGGTAGTCTGCCAGCATCTCCGCCCACAGATTCACCACCGCTTCCGCATCCTGCCGTTTCATGTCCCGGTAGTAGCCGGGGTATGCAGCCTTCAAAATCGACATGATTGCAAGTGTTTCAGATCGGGTCATGCTCTCCCTCCTCCCTCAACATCTGCAGGAACACATTGTCGGTTCCGTCCTGTGCCAGCTCGTCCTCCCACCTGCGCTGGTTCAGCCATGTCGCAGGGTTTGGTATGTACTGGCCGTTGTTCTCCCGCCATTGGCGGCTCTGCTTCTGTGCATTCACAGCGGCTATCATGCGGTCAAAGGTCTGCTTGTCCGGCTTGATGCGCTCAAAAGCCTTTTCCGCTGCGCCTTTGCCGACTTTCTTGGGATATTGCGCCCAAAATTCGGCAAACCGGCCCCCTTGGGGGGCATGGGGGGTACTTGGATTCGGATTCGGATTAGGATTCGGATTCGGATTGGATTCAGGCCGCAGCTCGCCGCAATCCGCCGCAACTTGCGGCAACTCGCCGCAGATTTCCGCAGACGGTGTAAAGCCGCTGTTTTTAGGCGGGTCGGGATATTTGGGTTTGCATTCTCGTATCCGTTGATGATCGGCCCAAGTCGGGAACCAAAAGTAGGGCTTCCCGTCCACCTCGTAGAGGGAAACGCAGCCTTTGGCCGCCAAACCGTGGAGCGCATCGTTGATATCTTTTGCAGTAACCCGTTCCCGAAGCGGGAATGCGTTGCCTTTGATGATTGCAGGTCGGGCATCTCCTCGTCCTGCATCATCTACCGAAACAATAAGACTTACCCAAAGCCGAAACTCGAAATCCGTTAAGGATGCTATCTTGTCGCTTGTGCGGAAGCTATCCTTTATCAATCTATTCGGCATTCCTCCTCACCTCCCGTCAGAATGGGAGGTCGTTAGGGTCGCCCTCGACTTCTTCAAATCCGCCCTGCTCGCTCTCTGCGGGCTTTTCCTCTGCCTTTCCGGTAGATTTGCTGCCGCCGAAAAGAGCTTCCTCTGCGATAACCTCTGTGGCTGTGCGCTTATTGCCGTTCTTGTCCTCATAGTTGCGAACTTCGATGCGGCCTACGATGGTGATGAGGTCTCCCTTGCTGAACCACTGGTTTACGAATTCGGCGGTCTTGCCCCATGCTACGATGGGGACGAAGTCAGTCTTTTCACGGTCACGGTTGCGGTCTACGGCGATAGTAAAGCTGCATACGCTCTTGCCGCTGTTGGTCTGCTTCAGTTCGGGCGCTTTCGTCAGCCGCCCATTAAGGATTGCTTTGTTCAGCATTCTGTTTCCTCCAAATAGTTCGTATAAAATTCCTCCCGGAACATCGGGATCGTGAAATCGTAGTTGTCGATACAGGCTTGCTCGCCCAGCCGGTGCAGCCAGTCCATCACCTCGGCACAGCTGTGTGCGTGTGTCAGGTGGCACGGCGTGTGGCACAGGGACACCCAAAGGCCCATGCGCTTGCTTTTGCTCCGCATGGCGTTGCCGAAAATTTCGTGCCGGTCGAGCTTTACGCCGGAGCGCTGGCAGAGGAAGCACTTGGAGGTGTCGGCCTGTACGATGCTCGGCGCATAACCGTTGCGGTCAAGCTCTTCGCCCCATTCGTTTTTCATTTGCCCCATTCCTCCTTTAGCAGTGCCAGCTCTGCCGGTGTGGCGGTCTCTATTCCTTGCTCCCTGCAGTCCTCCACCACCGTATCAATCAGCCGGGACATCTGCGCTGTGTTATAGCAGGAAGAACCATAATACAAAATCACATTGGTGCAGCCGGGCAACTTGCTGGGGAAAGCGTCCGTCAGCCAGCCCAGCCCATGCTTGCACCACGCTTCCTGCATGGTGTCAGCAGCTTCTTTCTTGATGCACACCACATCGTTCACACCGATCTCCCGTATATAGTGCCGGTAGACTTCCTCTTTCGGCTTCCCAAGTACTTCAGATAGCTTCGTTATCAAAGTCCAGCAGTACGCATTGGCATCAAGGGACCGCCGGTTCCTTTCCTCCACCAGTTCTGCGGCGTATCGCTTGCCCATTTCCATGGCATCAAGGAATGCCTGGGCAGCTGCGGCATCTTTGGTATACAGGGTGATGCCGTAGCCGTTCCGGTCTCTCGTCCAGTCGGCAGAATCAAACCGGAGCCTTGTTTTCATTCCTCTTTTCGGCCTCCTTTGCGGCTTTCATACACGGACCGCACAAATGCCGTCCGAACATTTTCTCGGTGTATGGGACAATCTCCCGGACATACCATGTAGACCCATCTCGTTTGGTGATTGGGACGATCGGTTTCCCGCAGTCAGCGCAGATTTCCGTGATGTCCTCTCCGGCATCGCCCGGTTGACCAAAACTAAATACGATGTTGCCGTTTTTGTCTGCGACCGTCAGATATGTAATCTGTTCGCCGTGGACTTCCATCTCCGCTACCGTGAACCGTGCCCACTTGTCATTGCTATCTTCAGGCTCATATTTTCCGTTGGCGTTCTTTTGCGTCCTCATCGGGACAACAATGTTGATTTTGGTGTAGAGTTCGCGACCGATCCCCCAATTAAAGCAGGCGCGCTTAAAGCTGTCGGAGCTTTCGCCCTTTTCCTTTTCGGTGTAGCTTTCGGTGCCGCAGTCAGCTTTCCATGCCCATTCGTCATCCGTTTTGATACCGACACGGCAGAAAAGGTTCCCCTTGCATTCGTAATGTTCCCGCTGCCAGTTCTCGGGCCCAACCGTCTCGTCCAGAATGCGCATGTCGCATCGCGCGTCTTTGTAGCATAGGAGAACAGCCCCTCTCGAAGTATAGCGGTCAACCCGCAGGTCAACCTCGTCCGCTCGCAGCGGTCTGAATTTAACCATGTTGTCCTCCTTATTCAAAGTACCTGTCAGCATCCGTATCGCTGGCGTCAAACCGCTTAACACAGTTTTCACAGCCAATGACCATTCCGTCCTTAATGTAAATGGTCTCGTTGATCTCGCAGCCGCACTCCGGGCAGATGTGCGGCTTATCATCGTAGTTATCCACCCAGCTCGGGATGGGCCTATCAGGGATATCGTATGGGTTCACGCTTCCACGACCTCCCCATTTTGCAGTTTGTAAAATACCCCGGGTTTTATGGTCTCACCATCTACCTTTACAGCTCGCACCTCTTTAATGGAGAAAGTATCACCGTTCCAGCCACCCCTATCGGTTAGGACGAGCCAGCATCCAAGGGCGCCGGATGCCTTACTATCAACTCCGGTGACGATTGCAATAGACTCCTTTCCATCAACGGTGGCTGCGCTACAGTTGCCGGTGTTGGTGGCTGCGCTACGGTCGCCGGTGTTGGTGGCTGCGCTATAGTCGCCGGTCTGATTTTTGCTGCTCTCTGCTTTTTCTTTTATGTACTCAACCGCAGCTTTTACGATGCCTGCAATTCCGATCTCCGCCCGGAGCTTTATTTTCGTTCCGGCTCGCTTGCTATCGTCTTCTGCTTCTTCGTCCGTCACGCCATCTAGGTCAGCCACGAAAAACCGACTGTCGGCCGGGGCGTAATAGGCGAACACATCCAGCGGGTACTCGCATCCATGGAAACCTTTGATGCACAGTTGCGCCTCCTCCTCCACATATTCTTTGCCAAGCTCGAATTGGAAGCCTTGGCATTTCATGTCCTTGTCGGTTCCTTTATAGACGATCACTTGACATTCCTCCTTTAATCCTGTATAGTTGTGGTGGTGGTTGGGTCTCCGTCTCTGACGGGGGCCTTTCTTTTTTTGTACTCTTCCTGCTGGCGGCGGATACAGCGCAGAACCCATGCTGTGAAGTTGCAGTAACCCATTTCGATAAGCTGCTGACGGAACTCCGCCATATTCACATAACCCAAGGGAATACGCACAGACAGCTTATAGTTTGCTTCCCGCTTCCTGCCGGGCTTGTCCGCTATCAGCGCTTCCGCTTCGGCAGTACGCCGGATGCCATAATACTCCGGCCGTTTGCACATACTGTCCAGTGGCTTGGTGTAACCGGGGAACTTCTCCCGGATAACTGCTATCCTCTCGTTCTGCTCCATAGCCTTACCTCGCCAGCAGCAGGATAGCCACTGCTGCGAATATGGCTCCCATTCCGAGAACTACGGCCAAGGCTTCCTGCAGCCACTCCTTTTTACTCATCTTCCTGTACCTCCTTTTGCGGAAGCTCCGGTAGGAATGCCCACCACTGGACTTCGATAGCGGTCTCCACATGATCTCCGCTGACATTGAACACCTGATGCTTGGTGCTGAATGGCAAGGTAGCGTATCTTCCCTGATTTGTCTGGCACAGGTAATGCCCGTCCTTACTGGGTACGATCTCATCCGAGTTAAACCACCGGATAAATGTGTTGGTTGTTGCTTCCATGTTGTTCCTCCTTAACTTAACCATCTTGCAAGGCTTGCGGTGGTGATGAAGTAGTTCCCCCGCTTGCCTGTTCTTTTCAGCGGGATGTCGCTCGACATGAGCTGCCGGTAGCCCATTCCTGTGTACTGCGAAACCTCTGTGAATGAGAGGATTTCCTTGCCGGGGAACCTGTCCATCAAGCGTTCGAGGTTGTCCCGGTAGCTCTCCTTTTCCCTCGGCATTATCCTACCTCCTTTTCCTTGATAAGCTCGTCCAGCGCAGCGTTAAAGCGCTGTTCTGCGTCCTTGGGGCTGCGGTGACCGTTGAGAACCATGCTGACCCACTTATTCGAAACGCTGAGCTTGCCTGCAAGTTCACGGTTCGATATTCTGTTGTTGTGCATTCTGCCAACAAGATTGCCAGTCCATTGCGCGGGCATTTGTTAAATCCTCCATTCTTTTTTGTTTGGAGTTGAAAAACGAGAACCGTTGTGCTATCATTTTATTTGCGAGATAAAAGTGCATTGTGTTCACGCTGTTCAACTTTGTACCCCTATTGTAGTTCATTGCGTTCAACTTGTCAATGGGTTTCGGTGAATACTGTGAACTTTTCTGTTATGCACAATTTTAAGGGGTGTTTTTGTGGTTTATGACAAGTTCTGCGACCTGTGCAGTCAAAAAGGCGTATCCCCATCTAAAGCCGCAATGGATGCTGGGTTCAGCAAATCGCTAATATCCAAATGGAAATCAAAGCAAGAGATCGTACCATCTTCCGAGGTTCTGCAAAAGATTGCCGATTACTTCGGTGTAAGCGTGGATTATCTTTTGGGCAAAGAAAAACAGCCCACCGAAGGTGAGCTGCATCCTGCCAATAAAAAACTTATGGAGCTTTCCCGGACTCTTTCGCCGGAGGAAGCCGAGAAAGTATATAAGGCCATTTCGCTTCTATTAGAGAAATAGCGCTTTCGCATTGTTCGGGTGTCATTTGTAAAATAAGCTCCTCTAACGCCGTGTTCCAATCCATTGGTGCTCCTCCTCTTTTGTCGATTATTGTCAAATAAAAATCCTTCCAAATTCAGTCGGTATTTGGTACAATTCAATTGTAACAAATTGCATTGCCAATATGTACTGACAAATGTTGCGGTTTTGGCGTCAAATTTGTCATGCTTTACGGACAAAAGTGCCCGGTAACAAAAAACAGGAGATGAGTTTGTGAATTTTGACGAAGATAAGAATTGGGAAAACTTTTTGCTGGAGGTAGCCACAAAACGGCAGGAGCAGGGAATGACCCACAAGGATTTAGCCGACAATGCCGGAACGGTTGAGAGGACGATCTCCCGGCTGCTTTCGGAGCCGACCAAAAACCCAAGCCTTTTTCTCGTAGCTTCCGTCTGCCAAGCGCTGCACATATCTCTCGACAAGCATTTCGTGAAAGAAGTCTACAACAAAACAGACAGCCAGAACAGCGAAGAAATGATTGCGATGCTGAAAGAGCAGGTGCGCCAGCGCAGGAAGCTGTCCAAAACACTCTTCGCAGTTATTTTTGTCCTGCTGGCGATGATGATTTTATACCTCGTCCTAATCGATGCAAATAACCTTAACTACGGTTTAATTCGGGGTTAAGAACAGATGTTCTTTACAAATATAATCGTACACCGTTAGGTGTACAATAGAAGGGACTGTTACATATGAAGCGAAACCGTGGAATTCCTTTGGTATCACTTCTCCTGCTTGTGGCAATTCCAGCCGTTGGGATAGCAGCATTTTTCTGTGGATGGAGTGCGACAATATTCTATTTATGCGCTGCTGTAACATTGTTAGGGAGCCTTGGAGAATGGGTAACCGATAAAATCAGTTTTATTTGTGCGGTTGTTTGTGTTGTGCTTTGCATTGTCATAATGCGCGAGTCTATCGTTGCCGAGATTGCACTTGGGATCATGGCAGCCAGCATTGCAAGCGAGTTATTCGGCTTTTTAAGGCGCGCAACATCTTGACAGCATGGCTCTTATCTTTATAACTATCGCATTCGTAATTGGGGTGCTGTAGGTTATAAGTAATATCAGGGTATCCAGCTACTACAAGGAGGCTATGGAAGATTACCACCGAGTCCAGCATGAATTGGAGAAATACAAAGAGGATTATAGGTACTTGGTACATACTATCGAAAACCAGAATAAAGAGAATTAAGTAAAATACCGCCCCCGGCAACGAGGGCGGCTAATAATAAGAGGAGGAGAAAGCAATGATGGAAAACGAAAAGGCAAAGGGGAACAGCCAAGAGTACGAGAAAGGTTCTTCCGGGGTTACAACAGCAAAGACTGTAAAGGGGAATCTGAAGTTGATCGGCATTTCCGTTATCGGTCTCGTTGTCAGTTTTAGCATTATGGTCTTTGTCGCAAAAAGCGGAATAGCATACGACATGATGATGGGGGTAGCAGCCTTCGCGGGGATTTCAATCATCTTTTCTGTTTGTAAAATCATCAGCATTACAGTCAAAAGCAAGGTAAAGTTTGTCGCCAACCTTGAAGAGGAGAAAGCGCAAAGAAATATGCAAAGAGAGAAGGAGGCAAAGGTAAAGGCAGTCGAAGATGCGAGGAGAAAATTGCACGACTTGGTCGTGATGCAAGGGAAACTAAAAACCTATTGCGAATCCGGCATAATCACCGAAGCTGAAATGAACAGCACAAGTGAGAAACTCGTAGTAGACATCGCAGAAGCCGAAGCTGAATTGAAGGCATTGGAGGAGAAGTTTAAGGATGCTCTGTAAGAAGTGCAAAAAGGAATTACAGGATGATTGGCTCTACTGCCCTTGGTGCGGTTTGAACGCACAAAAAGACTCACGCAGAGCGATATCGCAGCGAAAAGACGGGACATACCAAAAAGCAATCACAATTGATGGGAAGCGCAAGTATTTTTACGGGAGATCAGAAAAGGATGTCATAAAGAAGATTGCAGAATTCAGCAGGGAGGCGGAGGATAAGCGGTCTGCTGCATTTGCCGTCTATGCCGAAGCGCTGGAGCAGTCTTGGGACAACCTCGCATACAATTCCCTTCGAGGGTACAAGCCTGCGCTCGTGCGATGTGTCACTACTTTCGGGAAAACGCCTGTCGCAGACATCACACCGATGCAGGTGAAGGGTTTCCTCGATAAGGTTGGAAAGACATTCTCACAAAAAACCGTGAACACGCAGAAGAACATAACGAGCCAAGTGTTCGACCTCGCCATCCTCGCCGGGGACATACAAGTAAACCCGGTCGCAAACATAAAAGCGACCGGGAAGAAAACAAGCGGGCGGGAAGAAGCATCGCAGGAGGATAGGGAGAAGATCGCAGCCCATTGGGACGATTGCGCCGTATCACGACTTGGTTACTTCATTATGCTGACCGGGCTTCGTGTGGGAGAAGCACTTGCTCTGCGATACGAGGATATCGACAGGGATAAAAACCAAATCCATGTTACGAAAAGCGTATACTATGTCGGCACTGCCCCGCACATAAAAGAGCCAAAGACGGATGCAGGGGTCAGAACGGTGTTCCTTCTGCCGGATGTCGCAGAACGATTCAATGGGAAGAATGGTTACATCTTCACGAATGAAAAGGGAGAAATCCTTCGAAGCAATGAATCGTCCCGCAATTGGAGGAAATGGTGCAAAAATTACGGAATATGCTGTACATTCCACCAGCTTCGGCATAGCTTCGCAACATCTTGCTGCGAGGTAGGGATTGACAAAGCCGTTGTCCAAGGGATGATGGGGCATTCCTCCTACATCGTGACGGAAAAGTACACCCATCTGCGTGACAAAATGTTGGAGGATGCACAGGCCAAATTTACTACATCACTTTTACATCACACGGATGCAAATACAAAGCAATAA